TCCTGGCCATCTTGAGTATGCCTGATGGGGTCAGAGCATCAGGCCCCTGGTCTGCCTTGCACCACTTGTTGATGGTGGACAGAGCTATGCCCATCTCCCTGCTGACCTGTCTCTGGCTGTCCCCTGCCAAGACCCGAGCCCTGGCCAGAGCCTCTGTCTGCATCGGGTATACCCTTGCGGCTACCATGACTTACCCTCCATTTTTTGCACATCAAGTCAACGAGTGGACACCCCATACCGGGCAGTGTACACCAACATGGCCCGGGGGTGGACCCAAAATCGGAGACGGCAAAAGACCCAACGCCGCCCTGCTGGAAAAATCGCCCGACCCGAAAAAAAACGGGGTGGGGGGCCCCCTCAAAAATTTTGACGCCCCGGGTAAAAATCTCTCCCCGCCTTGGCCCCTGACCTGCCTGCTCTGAGCCGTGCCATCTCCTCCTATCTCCCCTGATCTCTGTCTGGTCACCTCGTGACCCTCCGGAGCTGTGGCCAGCAGTCGTGTCCAGTTGGTGGCCAGCTCGTGGCCAGGACGTGGCCACATGGCCACGAGCCAGAAGGTGAGGCAGATCAAAGAGTTACATCGCTTGTGGCCACGAGTGTCCATTTTCAAAATCGACTTGTGGCCACACTAAAAACGCATACCAATACTTGATTTAAGTCCATTTTTGCCCCCTTGTGGCCACGAAATCAACTTTTGCCCTACTTAGTCCCCCACACAGGTACCCCATAACCTATGGTCCTACTCACCAAAAAGATGCTCTATATAGAGAGGCCATTTCGTGGCCAATTGTTAATTAAAGCCTTGATTTTAAAGGCTTTTCTTGTGGCCACGACTAGTGGCCACTTTTGGCCACGACTAGTGGCGCAACTCTGCAAAGCTACTCCAGACAAAGCTTTTTCGTCTTCAGAGTGTGGCCACGAGTGTGGCCACGACTTTGGCCACTCGTGGCCACATGTGGCCAGCATCAGCCCTTTGGTCTGGGTTGGTGCAATCTTTTGCACTCTCCTAACTTGATCGATCTTTTGTTGACTTGCAAATAAAGCGCGTGATACAGGTGACGCCAACTTGATCAGGAGGTGACGATGCCTGGACCTATCTCAAGGACGACTAAGGAGAGCATCAGGGACGCTCTCAAGCGTGGTGTAAGTATCGATGATGCTGCAGCTTTTTTTGGTGTGGACCCGAGGACGGTGATCTCCCTGATGGTAGGGGAGAGCCAGCGGGTCAAGGGTCAGACTACAGACGAGGACAGAGAGGAGGGCCAAGATGCCTGACTTTAGCAAGGTGAGTGATGGGGGCTCAGCTCCCAACCAGATGCAGGATCTACCTGATGGGACCATGATGGTGTGCGTGCTGCACCTGACTGATATGCCATACAGCACGCTGCTGCCTGGCTACTTGGTCCGTAACCAGTGGGATGGCAAGGGTCTGGTGGAGTACCACTATGACCTGGATGTGGTGAGCCCGGCTCAGTACAAGGGCAGGGTGCTGCATGGGCACAAGCCCGTCTATGCAGAGCTGCAGCGTAAGCACGGGGTCAACATCCCCGAGCTCGAGAAGAGCACCCGCAAGGGGGACCTGGTGGTCCGTGCTGTCATCGCATTTGACGCCAAGGCGCGCAACATCCCAGCCAACCTCAACATGGACAGCTACGATGATCTGGAGGGCAAGTACTGTGCAGTGCAGGTAGCCACGTGGCAGGGGCACAAGTACCTGAGCTACCTGGACCCCATACGTGCCAAGGACTCTATGACGTGTGATCTGCTGATCAACGTCTGGAGGCAGGACCAGATGGCAGCATCTTCTGGGCTGCAGCCCCAGATGCAGCCTCCACCTCAGCCAGCTGCTCCGGTGCAGCAGTCGATGCAGCCTCAGAGGAGGCAGGCACCGATGCAGCAGCCGCTGCAGCAGCAGCCATACTATCAGCAGCAGAGCAACGGATGGCCTCAGCCTCAGGCAGGGACTGAGGACGATATCCCGTTTTGACCCTACTCGGTGGTAGGGTCAGGAGCTGAAAGGAGCTCCATCTATGCGTATCCAGGACATCGACTACTATGCAGCTGGCTTTGCCTCCGAAGGGATCAAGATTATGCCCTTGGCCCCGAGGGGCAAAACACCGGTGACCTCCCACGGGCTCTATGATGCCACTCTTGATCCTCACCAGTACGACTTTGCCTGGGAGAGAGGGTGCAATCTTGGGGTGCCTACTGGGGGCAAGGTCGATGTCATCGACTGTGACAGCATCGGGTGCCTGATGGAGTTTGGGAGGAGACTCGGCGGCTCGGTGCAGTCGGTGGATGATGCCTGCAGGGTGATTGAGTCTCAGATAGGGCCTGTAGTGCTGACAGGCAGGGGTGGGCACATCTACTGCCTGCCTGATGAGGAGAGGCGCAACGGAGCTCACCTGCTGCAGCTGGATGATGGCTGGGTGGACTACAGAGGTCAGGGTGGGTACGTGGTAGCTCCCCCGAGCATCCACCCATCCGGTGCTCAGTACAGATTTTGGTCTGCCTACTTTGCCCCGCGTGCCAAGGCTCCGGAGTGGCTGCCTCGGGTGACCAAGACTCAGAGCAAGCCACCCAAGCCTGCCATCAAGCCTCTGCCTGCTCAGGTGCCAACATCGCTGGCACTGACTCCGGATGGCTACTGGAGAGCTGCTCTGACCCGCAACCTCATGACTTTGTCTGAGGCCCAGGAGGGCTGCCGTAATCAGACTCTCAACACTGCAGCATTTAACCTGGGGCAGCTGATCAGCTCAGAGGCTCAGGAGTCAGAGGCTGTGGACCGGCTGCATGATGTGGCTCTGAGCATCGGTCTCACCGAGCATGAGACGATGATGAGCATCAGGTCAGGGATGCAGGCAGGCATGGCCAAGGCCAAGAGACCAGAGCCTGAGCCCATGGTCACCTTCGGGGGAGAGCACACTGTGATGGAGGTCTCCCCCGAAGGGACCAAAGTGACCCAGACCAAGATCAAGGCAGAGGTCAGCAAGCGGATCACGCTCCCCGACGTGGTGAGAGTCATGGAGGAGGAGCAGGGTGATCTGCTTGGGTATGACCTCTTTGCTCAGAGGATCATCAAGAGGCGTGATCAGACCAATGAGCCTCCATCGCGTCATGGTCTGGACCGATGGGAGGATGTTGACCTGACGATCCTGGCTCTCAACTTGGCTACCTCGTTGGGTCGGGATGTTGGTCAGGACACTCTGACTGCAGCTGTGAGCATCGCTGCTCACAAGCATGAGGTGCATCCGGTGAGGGAGTACCTGCAGAGGTGCAGAGCAGATTGGGATGGTCAGAGCAGGATCAGAGGGTTTCTGCGGGCTTTGGGGGCTCAGGAGACAAAAGCCCACCGGTTGGAGTTTGCTCTGTGGCTCGCTGGAGCTGCAGCCAGAGGGATGGAGGATGGTCCAGTCAAGATGGACTCCATGCTGATCCTGGAGGGGCCTCAGGGCACGGGCAAGAGCACAGTGGTCAAGATCTTGGGAGGAGACTGGAGCATGGACACTCCCCTGGACCTGGACCAACCGAGGGAGGCTTACATGCAGCTGGCTGGGGTCTGGATTGCTGAGTGGCCAGAGCTGACCTCCTTTGTCAAGACAGCCCCCGAAAAACTCAAAGCCTTTTTGAGCAAGGAGTTTGACGACTTTAGGGCTCCATATGGGCGCAACATGACGAGGCTCGTCAGGCATTGTGCATTTGTTGGGACCACCAATGATGACATGTACCTGAGGGATGACACGGGCAACAGACGATTTTGGCCCATCCGGTGTGGGTCGATGCTCTTTGATCTGGCTTGGCTGCGGGCCAATAGAGACCAGATCTGGGGAGAGGCTGTGGCACTGTGTGATGCCTACAGGCAGAGGGGGACAGGGTTTGCACCGGCTCCGGGGACAGAGACAGAGGTCCTGGCAGCTCAGGTGCAGACGAGGCAGCAGATTGATGAGTTGGCAGACAAGCTGGTGGCTACAGTCGGGGAGCTCTGGGAGCATGCCTGGAGCCCATCGACTGAGGGGCTTTTTGTCTCACTGGACTACCTGCAGGGTCTCCCTGCTTATCAGTCATACCGTAAAACAACAATCAAGGAGGCACTCAAGGGGCTTGGTGGAGTCTACTGCAGGAGGACAGTCTCAGAGACGGTGGACTACAGCTCCGGAGTAGCTCAGGTCAAGCCGGCACCCAAGGAGAGGCAGAGAGGATGCCACTTTGACAGGAGGCCATCCTATGCTGCTGACTACGATGACAAGGACTTTGGGGAGATCATCATCCCCACGGAGTAGGCAAGTGATAACAGAGCAGATGCTCTGGGAGCTGGTGCACCACTCTCAAAAACTATTTAAGTTGGCTCGTGACTACGAGAAAGGATACCTATGAGCAAGCGCAAGGGGGAGCCATACAGGCTCCAAAAAGCACTGAGGAGAGATCCCATGCTGCAGGACTACTTTGTAGCCATCTGCCTGCAGGTGGCTGCAGCTCAGCACACACTTGATCCGGAGTGGTCTCAGACCAAGTTTGGTGCTGCCTTCGGGCTCACCAAAGAGGACACGTCCAGGGTCTTTTGTGGGCAAACTGTGAGCCCCAAGACAGTGAGCCAACGGACCAAGATGGACATGGTCCGGAGGGCACTTGGGCAGTGGACTCAGCCTCTGTTTAAGTGGTGCTTTGGGGATCCCGACTATGCAGGGGAGCAGGCAGATCTGCCTCTGGATGAGCTCTACCAGTCCAGACCAGGCTGCACCTATGCAAGGCTTGAGTGCATTGATGCAGAGCAGCAGGTCAAGGACCTTGATCAGCAGGTCAAGGACCTTGATCAGCAGGTCAAGGACCTTGATCAGCAGATCAAGGTCGAGAGGCATCATCAGGCTGAGATTTGGGCAGTCAAGGATGAGATCATCAAGAGGCTGGAGCAGGTAGAGGACCATCTGGAGGGTCTGCAGCAGCGTGTGGAGGGTGATGAGTACCACCATGATCAACTTGTCACCGAGTTGAGGAGAGTGCTGCCCACTGCAGGTATTTTTGAGGTGCACTGTGAGAGACATTGAGTTTAAGTATGCCAACAACAGAGTGCCCCCGATGAGGATGACTGAGGGCTCAGCAGGCATCGACCTGCCTGCTGACATCGACATCATCATCAAGCCGGGGGACAGGGAGTTGATCCCGACGGGGATCTGTGTGGCTATCCCTGAGGGGCATGTTGGTCTGGTCTGCTCCAGGTCTGGGCTGGCCTGGGAGACGGGGATGGTGGTGCTCAATGCTCCAGGGATCATCGATGCTGACTACAGGGGGCAGATCTACGTGATCATAGCCAATCTGGGCAAGGTAGATCACAAGATCAGTCGTGGGGACAGGGTTGCTCAGCTGGTCATCACCCCTTGCTGTTATGGATCCATCAAGGAGACAGATGAGCTCCCCGGGCATGACAGGGGATGCCTCGGGTCAACCAACGGCTACACCAGAGGAGGCCCCGGTGTGTGAGATCTACATCAAGAGCAACTGCAGATGGATCAGGTACTACCCTGATGACCACGCAGAGGTGCTGCTGGAGTATCTGGACCCTGACTATGGGGAGTGCAGCTGCTATCTGACTGTGGTGTTCCCAGAGCCCCTCAGCTGTGAGGGGTGGAAGATGGACCAGAGGCAGAGGTGCCTAAGTGTGACCTACATCAGTGAGCCAGTGCCCAGTGGGGAGGATTTTGGCTGGTTGGAGGAGCTCTTTGAGGAGCTCCACCAATCCCTTCGGAGGTGGAGATGGACGAGGGGCACACCATGGAGATGGACACCGGAGGGAGGCTGGGAGTACCTGACTGACGTGATCCTGGAGCAAACGTGTGATGCCATGTTTTGGGCCGCTCCGGGGGGGCAAGAGATGATGAGGACCAGGGTGAGCAGATCAACCTGGCAGCATGAGGAGGTGATGCTATGAGGCTGGTGACGAGACCACCGGAGCCGACGCCCACAAAGATGATTGCCCGGCTCAATGTGCTCTCAGTCGGTGTGACCCTGCTGAGGGAGGAGGTTATGAGGCTCAATCCGGAGCTGCCCAAGGAGGATCTGCTCCGAAGGATCAACAAGATCTATGAGGCTCATCAGGAGGTCACCCGAGCCAAGGAGATGGTGGATGAGGTCATCAGGGAGCTGATGCCAGGATGGATGCCAGATGACCGATGATGAGGCTCGGGATGCTATGGAGTGCATCTACTGGGGAGCGCTTGAGCAGCTGGACCCGGACAAGCTCTACAAGCTTGACTGGGGCAATGCTGCAGAGCTTGATGCCGATGAGACTGGTGTGGAGGACCTGCAGGAGGGCTATGCCTCGTGGGTCTGGATGCAGATGGACAACAGCCCCTGCAGTGCCAAGGATGCAGCCAAGAGCATCGGTGCGTGGCTGGTGGATCATGGAGTGGCAGTGCCTCCTCTGTGGACCAAGGCACACACCAAGCTCTGCCAGCTGATGGGGGCAGTGTTGGCAGGCATGTACAAGGAGGTGACCGATGATGATGCCGTGTGATGCTGAGGCCATCGTGGCTCACCTGGCTCTGCTGGCTGTAGCTGGCAGGAGCGGGGCAGACACTTGGACCGAGGTACAGGAGATGCTCTATGCGGTCCGCAAGTACGTATCCCTTCGGTGGCCCATCGGGTCACCGGAGCGGGCCAGGCTTGAGGGGCTGATGGAGGAGATGAGGCTCAATCTGCTGGACTGGAGGAGACACGATGTCAGACCGCTTGATGAGTAAAGGCCCCTATGGATACATGGATGTGCTCCGGAGGATGAGGCTCTCCAGGCACATCATCATGGGTGAGATGGCTGATGAGATGGGGTGGTCAGTGACCAAGCTGAGCAGCCTGGAGATGGGCAGGATCCCTCTGACCCAGGACGTGGTGGATCTGATCTGTCAGATCTACGATGTTGATGAGGCAGAGCTGCATGAGCTCAAAGCAGCTCTGGTCCGTTGTCAGCTCCGGAGCAAGCTGGAGGGGATGCAGTGACGAGTATCAAGCGGGGTGATCCTCTCTGGGCCACACTGGAGCAGGTGCCATCAGAGACTCAGGAGCAGAGGACGATTATCGACTGGTGGAGGACAGTCGGTGCAGCCAAGTATGACCTGCCTCCGGAGTTGCTATTTGCCATCCCCAATGGGGGCCAGCGCAACAAGATTGTGGCAGCCAAGCTCAAGGCTGAGGGAGTCGTGGCAGGGGTGCCTGATCTCTGCTTAGCAGTCGGTTGGGGAGGCAGGCACTGTCTCTGGATTGAGCTGAAGAGGCGCAAGGGAGGCAGGGTGAGTCAGGCTCAGCAGCACATGCACTCCATGATGAGGCTCTACTCGGGGGCAGTGCATGTCTGCAGAGGAGCTGATGAGGCCATCAGCTGCATCTGTACCTACCTGGACAAGTTGTTTGATACGGGGCTCAAGCCCCTCAGCTACTGGAGGACACAGGATGAGTGAGCTCTGGCAGATACTGATCAGGCTGATGCAGAGGAGTGGGCATCAGCTCCGGATCCATGAGGGTCGGACCACGCCAGCCAGGAGGCCGCGCAAGAGGCCTCTTGAGTATGTGGTCTGGCATGACATGAGGCATGCTGACTCTGAGTGGCTCTATGAGGACTACACCAAGCAGGGGAGCAAGTGTGGGACCCATCTCATCTGTGATGGGCCAGACCTCTATGTGGTGTGCTCGGTGGAGCAGTACACCTACCACATGGGGGACAAGGTGATTGATGAGGCCAAGACGGGGTGCACCAACACCAACTCCATCGGTGTGGACGTGGTGACTCCTGGAGCAGCAGCAGCCCTCGTGGGGGCTGCACTGGTGATGTGGCTGGGCAAGGTGCCCACCGACGCCCTCGGGATGATGCTGCATGACGAGGTGCTGCCCTGGTGGGATATGTGGGACGCCATCCAGGGCGTCTGGAGGCAGGGCTGCAGATGACACCTAAGACCGAGCCATCACCGAGGCTGAGGCCTCTGTACTACAGGACGAGGCAGGGCTACTGGAGACTGCTTGACCAGGAGCGTTTTAGGGCGCGCCTACGGGTGTGGGTGCATGGCCATAGGGCTGAGTATGATGCTCTGGACGAGGGCATCCGGGGCTGCATATCCAAGTGGCTCAATGGCTCACCGGTGACCTACTATGGGGTGCAGAGGATAGCTGCAGAGACGCATTTTGCAGTAGCCTACTGGTCCGGAGTCAAGGAGGCGAGTGAGCCTCCCCCGGAGGAACTGGAGGAGATGGAGGAGAGGGAGCCCAGGCAGGCCAGGGTGGATAGGTACTGGGTGAGGGATGGAGGAGGTCAGCTGGTGATGGCTCCTGAGTATCTGGACGGCTACCTGCAGAGGGTGGATGAGCTGCTGGGTGCCCAGATGACAGGCTGGGGCAGATGGCCCCGGAGTGAGTGCTGGCAGGATCGGAGGCGTCGGTGGAGACGAGGTGAGGCCAGCCCGCGCAAGGACCATGTGCTGGAGCTCTGCCTGAGGACACGGACCAGGCTCTACTGGTGGCTGACTGGAGAGGGGCAGGTCTGGGTCAGCTCACCTCCTGACATGCCTGACGTCATGCCTGCCAAGCCCTCACGGGCTCCGGAGGAGGAGCCTGCAGAGCCTCCATCCACCACACCAGAGCCTGCCCCATACAACTTTTTTGCAGGCTGTATCTCCTGATCTTGCCTCAGTTTTCTCCGCTTTGGGCTCAATCGTTATGCAATAAAATTGATTGAGCTCATTATTTTTTCTTGCAATCTAAAAAGGACTGGAGTAGGATCTCCTCAGACGCGGGGCACAGCCCCCCATGGACCACCGAGATAGGGGTTAAAAATGCAGCACATCACCTACACCATCATCAACAACACCAAGTGCCTCTTTGGAGCCGCCCATCAGATGGCTCGTGAGCTCCGGGTCAATTGGCCTGCAGCATCCTATCGAGACCTCTTTAGGGCCGCCCTCAAAGAGATCTGGGCAGCAATCAAGAGGACTCAGAGCAAGGTCTCTGAGGGGCTCAAAGCAGCAGCCAACAAGGGCATCCAAGGAGTTGTGAGGGCATTCCGTATGATTAATAGCAGACAACCTGAGACCATCAAGGCTGCTCTCTGGGCAGCTGCCAACACTGGGCTCACCATGTACACCCTGGCATACTTGCAATATGCCCAGCAGCGCCGTGCTGAGGCCCTCAACAAGGACCTGGTCAGAGAGGCCCTCCTCAATGCAGGTGGGCGTGAGTGGACCAAGAAGGGCCGCCGGATTTACATCAGCCGCATCGTCAAGGCAGTTGTGGCCAATTATGATGCCTTCGGGCGCCGTGGCAAATATGACTGTGACAACATGTACTATGACTGTGAGACCAGGGAGTGGGTTGGGACCCCTTGCAACGTGATCTTTGCTGAGGGTTTTGCAGCCTGATTTTCGGGGGCCCCAGTCGGGGGCCCCACCACCGAAGGGAGAGATCAGAGATGAGCACCAAGATCAAAGAGTTGGACAGCATCAAGGAGCAGATATGGGATCATGCCAAGGGCTACCCAATGCAGGTTATCCTCAAGGGTGATGCATACTGCTCCAGACAACACGCCCGCATCACGTTTGCCTGCATGATGAGGCTGATTGACCAGATTAACATGGGGAAGGTCAGCACAGTGGGGTGGAGCAAGAGGAAGTGCAGGTCTGTGGCCCGCAAATTTGGGGAGGCCATGTACTGGTGGCTCTACAGATCAGACTGCTGCAGCTGGACCCTCGGGGCCCATACAGGTACTCCATCCTGGGTCAGGTGTGCAGAGACCAGTGGCCACTACACCCTCTGGATGTTGAGGATGGTGGCAGTGGATGCTTTGACCAACAGAGGAGGAGACAGATGAGCAAGCCTCAGACCTGGGATGACTGGTGCAAAGCTGTGGATGAGATGCAGTGGATGGTGGGGGAACTCTACCAGAGTGCAGGCAACATCCGGAGTGATGCTCAATATCTGGAGTCCAGAGAGATGAAGACCAACAGATGGCACTATGGGGTGGAGCGGAGCTACCAGGACATCAAGGAGGAGATGCACTCCATCAAAATCACCCTCTCATACCTGGAGACAGTGATGACCAGACTGGAGAGCATCAGGCCCTGGGTGCTGGCTGATGACCTGGCCCCCACCTCATACAAGGAGACGCCATGAGGATGGAGCTCGGTGATGTCGTGGTAGAGGATGCACCTGATCCGGTACTTGCCATCATCGACTCAGACGAGGGAGATGATGACTGGGCCATGTGGTGCAGGCTCATCCAGGGCAACGCCCACCGCAAGGACGAGATGGAGAGACAGTTGCAGATGGAGGGGCTCAAGATGATGAGGTCCAGATGGATGGAGGACTGGAGACATCACCTTGAGGCAGAGGGCATCAAGGCCCCGAGGCATCTCCCCACCAGCTACAGATACACCGACTTGATCGAGTATGCACCACCTTCGGTGAGGGACAAGGTCAAGTCTGAGGCCAAGGCCATGGGTGACCGGTGTGGGATCCCTGATGTCTTGGTCCTCATTCCCCGCAAGGAGTACTGCGGGCTGGCTATCGAGTGCAAGGCGCCTCGTGGCTGGCTACTGCAGTGGCAGAAGACGGTGATGCAGGAGCTCAGGGATCTGGGGTGGTGTGTCGTGGTCTGCAGGTCAGCAGAGGCCATGGTGACCGCCTGTGAGGAGTACCTGCTATGACCTATGAGCAGACACTGGTGGAGAGAGTGATGCAGCTCTGGCCCGCGTCATGCAGGGACACTAAGCACCTCCGGGCTGCAGTAGGTAGGTGGCTGGAACTGGCAGATAGAGCAGAGATCATCCTGGATGCCAGACAGAGGCATGAGTGGATGTACTGGTCTGATGCAGCCAAGCCTCTCTACAGTGTGGAGGATGGTGATGCCTGCAGCTGGCTGGCTACCTGCTATGACCGGATGACCCGAGCCAAGCATCATGTGGTCAGCTGGATGTATGACGAGATGCTCAAGCACGGTGTGGTCTACCCTTCGGATGTGGAGGCCTATGTCAGTCACAGTTGACTCCATTGAGGAGCTGCAGGCAGCTCTGGCCAAAAGCCGGATGGATATCCAGGGAGCTGACAGAGCCAAGCTGATCAGGCTCCTCTGGGACATAATCGATGTGAGGCTGGACTATCTGGTCCAGCTACCAAAGATGAAACACCAGGTGCTGGTCCCCGTCCTGCTGGATGGCTGGGATGAGATGGACCGACTAATAGAGCGGAGGATGAGAGCATGGCATCTGTAGAGTTGTGCATCCATAGAGCAATCAACCGAGTGAGTGACCTGATCCTGGCAGCCCGTCGGGTGAGGAGCTTTGCTCCTGACAGGGTCAGGTCGTCAGCAGGGAGGAGGTATGCCCGGAGGACGGTGCAGCTGTGGCTGGATGCAGTCGATGCACTGAGGCTCCCCTCCGGGGAGATCCCCGAGTGGGTGGAGGACCGATATGGTGACGTGATCCAGGCACTGCCTGGGATCTGGGAGATGGGAGGCATAGATGACTGATGCAGAGGCTGTGGCCCTCTGGGTGAGGGCCTACAGACGAGCCAGAGCTGCTGTGGGCAAGGCTACTCACAGTGACAATCTGGATGCTCGGGTGGCCAGATACCACCGGCTCTGGTGTGACAGGTACACCCACACAGGCTGGGGCAAGCGTTTTGCGTCTCCGAAGACGCGCAACATCTGTGAGTACCTGATGAGGCTCATCGACCTGGCTCGTGATGGCCAGATCTGCACTAGCAACCCTGACTACTACACAGTGATGGATGAGGTGCTGGATGACCGACTGGAGTAGCAAGCCTGCAGTCTACAAGATTGTGGGGACGATGTCCCCGGTGGACCTGCTGGAGTCCATCGACTGGACCTATGACTATGAGAGGGAGCGCTTTAGGGTTCCAACCAGAGACACCATCGTCTGGCTGGCACGGAGTGACCTCGTTAGAGAGGCAGATAGATTTGGAGTGAGCCACCTGGCTGAGCAGGTGCTGGCCTACATCGACACGGACCAGCCGTGGGGCTACAGGCACAACAAATGGATGCACAAGGAGATGGGAGATGACTGAGAGACAAGCTGGACTCGTTGTTGGGCTGTGGCTGCTGCTGGCAGTCGTGGCAGAGCCTCTGATGGAGTGGTTACTGTAGAGGAGATGCTGCCCACTTGGGAGGAGCAGAGATGAGAGCAAAAGACGTGATCAAGGCCTGTGTGCACCGACTGGAGCGTTGTGAGTGGGACTGTGACAGGACGCAAATGGGGGATCGCATTGACATGGAGGACCTCAGTGGGGAGATCCATAAGATCAGGTACTACCTGATGGAGCTGGGTTGGGACATGGACCCAGCAGTTGACTCTGCTGTGGAGGTGCCTGATGAGTGGTGTTGACCGATATGATGGGAGATGGTTTGAGGAGCTCTTTGCCCGTGCCAGAGAGGGGCTCATGCTCAATCTCAGAGCAGTGCTGGCTGACCTGGAGGCAGGCAAGTGTGACTACTACTACAGGATGGAGATAGGAGACGTCAGAGTGACCACCCCTCATGGGTGCTACTACACAGTAGTGGATGAGCTCCAGATGGACATAGACTTCGGCATCAAGCCCCAGTACTGGCGATGCCGAAGCGACGTGGCCAGAGCCAGAGCCCACAAGGGCAAACTGTTGACATGAGGAGAGTGATGACCCTGAGTGACCTGATGTTGGTGCTCTGTGTGGCCCTAGAGGGCATCTCATGGCACGCCCTCTGCTGGTATCCAGGTAATGGGGAGGCATACTGCATATGATTGACAGCTTTGCTGCCAGAGAGGACCTCATGGAGGTCCAGAGGATACTGCTCATCACACGGGCCCACTATCAGGCACTGGTGGAGGGCAGGCAGGATCTGGGCCCAGAGTGGCATATAGAGGCAGTGACCAAAGGCCTCAACAACATGTCCCTATTTTTGGGGATGGCAATAAAAAAGCTGGATGGAGACCACAGAGATGATCTTACGATTTGACAACATCGGTGTGGACCGCAAGTACCTGACTATCGCGATTGCGTGCTACAGAACCAAGCACAAGCCATCTGAGGTTGTGCTCAAGCAGAGTGGCAGGCAACGCTTTTGGGGCAGCCTCTCCAGAGTCACCTTTACTGATGGGAGCAGATGCCAAGTCTCTGACTTTGACCTTGCGGAGTGCTGTGAGATCCCATCTGTATGGGATCCTATCCGTGAGTACATGATGCAACTGGAGGCTGAGGGTGACTATCTGGAGTGACCTGATGACCTACCTAAGTACCAGGATGGCCTGGTACAGACTGCCTGAGCTGGTCATGGCAGTGTTTGCACTGGGATCTGCTTTTGCAGTCCTGGTGCTGACTGCTGTGGCCCACCATTGGAGGAGATGACTGATGCTGGATAAAGATGGCTACTTTGTCAAAGAGACGCCATGGGAGTGCACTGAGAGACTCTGTCAATGGGATCCGGGGGAGGAGCACACATGTGGCCCTGGGTGCCCCTTTTATGATGACAGGTTGGAGCGTGCCATGGATGATGAGCACATCCTGGCACTTAGACAGATCATCAGGGACAGCAACCTTGCCCCAGAGGATCCATGTGTGGGCATCAGAGTAGATCATGGATCTGCTGGTGACTACATCCAGTATGAGGTCAAGTACAGAGATGGTGGCAAGGTCATTGTGTACTTTTATGCAGTTGACGAGTTGGCAGATGAGGTCTCAGCAGACTGGTGTCTAAATGCCCATCCTCTGCCATGCAAGGCCAACTGTGTTGGGTGCCATTACAATAACACCTATTACAAATGCTACTATGCACCACCAAAAAAGGAGGAGGAGAGCATGGAGGACAAAGATGGACCCGCTTGATCTGGAGCACATCGTGGCCATCAGGGAGATGATGTATGAGGCAGGCATTGAGCCCACTGCCCCTCTTGATGTCATAAAGATTGTCAGAGGTAACAAGCCTCATCACTACATACTCAAGTATGCTGACCTGAGCAGGATGGTGCTGCCCTTCGGGGCAGTCGATGAGCGAGCCCAGCATATAGGTACTGACCATTGGGATTGTGGCTCAGGCTGCTGCAGGGATCACTGCCAAGAGTGCAGCTGGGGCTGCCAGTGGATCCCCGGCTGGCTGGAGGGGGATGCCAAGTGCTGATCCCCCTCGGGATGCTGGACTATGCAGAGAGGCTCTCCCCCTACTATGAGCTGCTGGCTCCTCCTCCGGATGATCAGCCAGAGTATGTGCAGAGGCAGTGGGAGAGATGGAGATGGGATGCTGAGAGATACTTGCTCACCAGCACCCCAGAAGATGTAGCAGCAACACTCAGACCCCATCTGCTCCGGAGGCTCCGGAGCATGATGTGGGTCATAGCACACAGGAGAGATCGATGATTGAGCTGCAGCCACTCGTCAGAGACGAGGCTTTTGACTTTTTACGTGAGGCCACACAGATGGTCAAGTATGCCTGCATAGAGGCGGAGGAGCCTCAGGGGCAGGTCACCAGTGTCTGGTATGATGACTACACCAATACTTGGTGGGTGGCCTTTGGCCGATGTGGACGATCAAAGAGATGGGGCTTGGCTCGTGAGGTGCTGCTGGAGAGGATGCAGCTTGAGCGCCCCACATACTACAGGCAGGCAGGACGATATGAGGCCAGGTGAGATCAGGGAGGCTCCACAGAGGAGTTGGGGTGAGTGCTACATGTGCAGGAGGCTCTACTCACTGGATGACCTCAAGCCTGTCACTGGCCCCGGCTGGAGGTACGTCTGCCCACTCTGTCAGCAGGTAGCCAAGCGGTCCAGACTCATCCTCTCCTCCAGGTACCTGGCAGGAGTCAGGATGCTCACCTCCCTCCCCGAGGCAGAGTGACCTCGTGCCTGCAGAGGCACACCTCGGGCCACGTCCAGCACACCACACACGACGCCACACCAAGCAGAGCCAGCACCACACAGAGTGCAGCATCTCCCCGGCTCACAGCAGCAGACTCCCACCCAAAGCGAAAGCATCAGCCAGGTTGTCTGGGATGACTGCATCCGTCTGAGTGGCCTTGACCACAAGCACCCGGGTGCCTGTGGTGGGGGCAGGTGATACGTAGTTGGTCCTGCTCATCACCACAGTCCCAGAGAGCCCATCCGGAGCGATGGTCCATGAGGTAAAGTAGCCCTGCATGTAGCCGCTTGAGTTGTTGCCCCTGATGCCTGCAGCCACATAGATGTACTTGGCACTGGAGTCGTTAATCTTTTCGGGGGCAAAGTTGGACAGATCATACACCTGCCTGGCTCGCTTGATGGGGTCAGCACTCAGGTCAAACGTCATGGTGTAGCTGGTCCCTGAGACTGCTGTGACAGTCATCTCCCAGGAGTGGGAGTAGCCTGCCCCATAGTCTGCATAAGAGAGCAGCTCCACATCACACTTGCCACCCACGAGGTCATGCGTGATGGAGTGGATCCTGCCCATGGCATTGGTCACCCCGACCTGCCCCGTGGCAGAGACCAGGTACTCTGAGGTGATGCTCACCACATCCCCCACGCTCCGGTGCAGACCGATATCGATGGGGACAGACAGAGTCCACCGCCTTCGGGGGACACCAAATCGATCATGCAACCCCCCGAGGATTGTCTGCAGGGTCTCCTCTGTGACCTGCTTGGGCTTGGTGTAGATGGAGGTGATGTCTATCTCACACGACTCCCCCTGCCCCAGTTGGTCTGCAGCGAGCCAGTCAGCCATGCTCACCACACGAGTGTCAGCCGTGATCTTGTAGCCGGTGTAGGTCAGGCCTCTGTCACCGGAGGACGTGGGGAGACCGATGATGTCAGCATCAGTCCAGCTGTCCACCACCTCCCACACCGACGGCCTACCTGCAGGCACTGCCTCAGGACCATACCCCATCTGCCCACCAGGCTGCCTGCTGGCACGCCCCACGAGCATCGTCCCTGAGAGCATCGTGGCTGCAGTGATGTACTCTCTGTAGCCCACGAGCGATGGGTCAAAGTACCAGTGCTCTGGGAGCTCCCCTGCTGTGATGAGTGACAGCGAGTTGACCCCCGTCGTGGTGAGGGGACACCCGAGTCCGTCTGCACACTCGTCCCAGACCCTGCCTGAGGTTGAGTCTGACGAGGCTATAATCTTGCCCAGGATGGTGCCCAGCGTGCCATGTGCATAGGTCGGGGGAGTTATCATGACTGGCTGATGCCCTGGCCACGAGCCAAAGCCTGCACACCTCTTGCCATCCTTGGTTGTGACAGCATCAATCTCATAGCAGTAGTATGGGGGATCATCCTGGGAGGTCCGTCTACATACGTTGGCAGATGCCTCCATCACCTCACCATCAGGCTCCTCCCATGTGATGGTCACGTACCCATACTCCCCGTCGGTGGTGATGCCTGGGATGGTAGCCAGCAGCATGATGTACTGCATCCCTGTCTCCCAGTAGGCTGATGCTACGTCACAGGGCAGGTCAAAGTTGGCCATGTTGGGCTGGACCACCCACATGTCCATGGTGAGGCAGCAGCCTCTATCAGTCACGACTCGGTGCACACCACCATCAGCAGATGGCCTGACAGGGTAAAAGTCGTACTTGGGGCACTGGTACCAGGGAGGACACGGTCCAGTGACCTCACTCCAGTCATCAGGCTGGATAACCCCGATAGGGTCAGAGCCAAACATCTGCTCATTCGGGGGAGCCTCCTCTCCCCTTCGGAGGTTCCTCCTCGACAGCACACCAACATAGTAGGGTTGGTCCTTGAGTGGATAGCCCCTCGTGGGTGTGACGTGTGACCAGACGGAGACACAGTGCTGCTGCAGCTCAAAATCAAATGGGTTGAGCACCCACTCGTTGACGTCACCATAGGGGTAGTCATTGGGGGAGGCTGATCGCTCCCCTGCTGCAGCATACTGGACAGTCTCAAGGATGGGGTTGCAAAAGCTTGGGCTCCGGAGGCGTGATGGGTACCAGACATCACCGGTGCTGGTGGCCTCTGCCATCGTCAACCAGTTGTCAGTCTCCACCCAAACCCAGCAGATGGCTGAGCCACCACCATAATTGCAAAAGTCTATCTGGAGCTCATATGAGAGCTCACCTGTGTCCCCGGAGGCTATGGTGTAGGGAGCTCTGCTCATCGTCACATAGACTGCAGGCATGCCCCCGATACCACATGTGTACTGATCTGGCCAAAAAGCAAAGGCATCGATCCTCTGAGGCGTGGTGTAGCCGTAGAGAGTGCCCCCGCTAAACTCCCACTCTGTCTCATCTGAGAGGGCATCAGCCAGGCTCACCACAGTGTCGACAGCAGATCTGGGGATAGGGAGCTGCCTCTCTGGCCAGTTGACCCAGATGGACCATGGCTTGACCCACGAGCTGGCTGGAGTCGGGGCAAGTGTCGTGCCATTGGGGGGCACGTAATCCCCAGACTTATCCACAGAGAGGAGATTTTCTATGCTCACGTATGACAACGTGATCTGCCCCTTGGTGATCAAGGGGTTATCCACAAGCATCCCCACCCTCCAGATCTCCCCGTCCACATAGACAGTGACCTGCCTCCCAATCCACTCGGTGGGGTAGAGAGTCACAGGGATGGTCCTGGCAAAGTAGCCAGACAGATCTGCTCTGTGTGGCTTGGCCAGAGTGCCTCCCTCACCTCTGCTGCAGGCCACGTCAGCATCAGCAGTAGCCGCCCATGCTGCAGTGAGCTTGATCATCTCTGTCCCCACATGCAGGTAGGTGTCAGCAGGGATAGCTACTGAGCCGGTGACCACCTTGAGAGGGATGGCAGTATCTCCTGCAGCCATCCCTGTGGTCTGCCAGACCTCAGATGGCTGCAGATTCTCTGCTCCCACACGGCTAAAGATGTCGATGGGCCGCGTGCCATAGCCGGTGTGATCATCAGCAGCCAGGACGATGCTCGTCACTGATGACTGAGCCACAGTGTCCCCTTCGGGGACTGAGGCCCCGAAGGGGCCGATGGAGAGCAGAGCATGCACTCGGTCGGTGGATGTTGTGTTGAGAGGAGCCTCTGCCCACCATCTCCATGGAGTGCTTGAGCCACTGGGGCAGACCCCAGCAATCTCTATGCTGACACTATGCCTCATCCTCTACTCCTGTGCCCTGGACCATCACCCAGGCATTGTAGGGCAGGACGTCCTGCTCATAGCCAAACGTGCCATCATACGAGGTAGCACATACCATGCAGCAGAGATCATAGTTGCCCCCACCGACTCCAGATAAATCACAATCATAGACTCGGGTCTGGGGCCCCTGGTGATAGATATCCCCAGACCAAAGCCATGTGCCCCCCTCTCTGTAGGTTGGGATCCAGTTGTCTGTGACAGTGCCTGATTTGGTGCTCAGTGCATTGAGCTTGGTGCTGCACTGAGCTGCTGTCCTCTGCGGGTCCTGCACCCAGGTATAGATTGAGGGGATAGTCACACAGAGCTTGGTACTGGGTGCAACCATGTTGGTGGGCACATAAGTGAGCCCACCAAGCCCCGAAGGGGTCACCATCTTGGTCCCAATATACTGGTAGCCCATGTATCCCACAGTAGTGTGGCACGCCACTCCGGGGCAGAGCACGGCTACCCGGAGCAGTCTCTGCATCAGCTCATTGATGTGAGCCGCAAAAACAGGTGATCCGATGACCGCCTCTATCATGGTGCGTCTCCGATCCAGGCTGAGAGCCCACCAAGATTTTGGGAGTTGGACGGGATTACCTGCACAAAATGCAGGGGTATCCCGTAGAGTGATCTATCTGTGGAGAGCATCTCTGATGTCAGGGGCAGAGCCGCCAAAAATCTGGTGGTGGAGTTTACCTCTCCTCTGTAGACCATATGGAGGTTGGATGCTGACGAGCCATTGATGTAGCCGGTTGAGCCGTTGACCCTCCAGTCAATGCTGATGGTGGATGTTGTCTTGCTTGACCATGCGATCCAGAGAGCTCTCTGCCTCTGGAGGTTGGTCATAGGCACCCATCTCCTGAGGTTGGTCTGGAGCCCTGCATACATGCTGCCAGCCCCATAAGTGGATGGTCCTACAGTGGGAGTCGTGGTCCACCAGGGCAACGTCACCACAGGGATGGGCATCGTCTCAGCCACATCAAGCATCTCCTCACAGAGTCTAAGGATGCCTGCATCAAGCAGAGGATAGTCCCACGTTGGGTTTTGTATGTTGGGTCCAGACTGCCCCCTGACGTCACCGTAGCTCACAAAACCATTGCTTGTGGTGTAGAGCTGGTAGGGACTAAACATCAGCCCAAAGGTCATAGGGGTTGTCCCTATAAACTGACGAAACTCAAGCACCCCACACCCACTCGTGGCTGGTGTCCTGTAATTTAAACTAGTCGCAGTGTTGGCATATCTAGGTGAAAATATATAGGTCTTTGGGTAGTTGCTGATACTCGTGGGCCAGGTGATGCTGGATGTAGTGGTGGACGATGCTGCATTGATGGCGGTCCCCGACTGGGTGAGTATGGCAACCTGTGGAGTGGATGTACATGTTTTGGCCCCGAGGTAGGGGATGAGCAGCTGCCTGCCTGTCCCCGCTGTGGGGTAGTAAAGCCTGAAGGTACAGCTACTGGTCCACTCCCAACCATCTGCTATGTAGACACTGCAGGTCCATCTCTGTCCTGAGAGCACGGTGCATGCCCGGAGTAGCCGCTGCAGCTGAGTGCTGGTGACAGTTCCCCCTACCTGGACCTTGTCTATCCAGGAGAGGGGGAAGACGGTCTTGCCATAGATGCTCATAGTGCCCCCGGAGGTGTGACCTCAGCTATGGTCAGGGTGACCTGCATGCGGGCCATCTTGTTGTCTGCCCCGGCTGACCATCTCACCTGGGTGCAGTCGGTGATGGCTCCACTGATGACCTCAGGGCACCCAGCATATGGGCGCCCATATGCTATGGAATAGTTCATATTGTTTGGAGGGACGACATAGTTGCTCCAGTTGGATGTGTCCAGCCATGCTGTCACACCAAGCTCTGCCATCTTGAGGAACCTCTGCCAGTACCTCCTCACGTCTGGGTAGATGTTGCTCCCCGCCTGATCAAGCGGGCCATCCAGGAGCAGCTCCAGTACCCACTGCCTCCTCTGAGAGTGCTGGGTCCTGTAGCTGATACCTGACAGAGTAGCTACAGTGCCTCCATCAACCACGTCCACACATGTTGGATCACTGAGGAGCTCCCTCTTTGGAGCTATACACTCCCAAGCAGGGACGTTGACTGTGGTCAGCCCAACGGTGGCTGTGGCAGTGTGCAGCCCCTGATCTACCAGATAGGGGCTGGACGTGATCTCATATGTCACAGCCTGACTAGGGACGAGTTGTAGACCCTCAAGCCGATTGATCTGGCTCCACCTTTGCCACTGGGTGGGCTGACCATCGGGGTAGGTCCCCGAGATTGCACCACCTGCACTGGTGAGAGCTGTGGCTCGGGGCCATGACGAGTAGATACCTGCCACCCATGTGGACGTGTTGACCCCGTCTGTCCATGCCTGCTCCCCTGCTATGGGCCGCGTGTCAGCCCAAGGCATCAGCCGTATCATCTGATCACCCCCGCGTTGACTCTGGCTCCTCCAGGAGTGCGTGCCTCAGCATTGAGCTCCTCCACCAGATACCTCCCCAGTCTACCAGCCTGCCCACCAAAAGTCATGGTGACGTTGATCTCTGTGGTCCCCTGCTGCTGCTGACCTGTCAGGGATGACGTCGTGGGAGCTGTCACTGCAGCCGCTTCGGAGGCTCCGGAGCTCCCTCCGGAGCTGTCAAAAGCACTGAACCCAAGATCGATGAGCCCCTTGGCATAGGCAGCAGCAGCAGCATACTTGCCTGCAGCCGCTGCAGAGAGCCCAAGCCCTGTGGCTATGTTGCCTATGGCAAAGTTGGCTGCTGCCTCTGCAGTGTAGTCCAGAGCATCACACGTGGCCTGGATCCCGTCTGCTGTCATCTGAGCAGCCTGGATGACTGCACTCCCCTTGCCCCAAGCATCAAGGGCTTTGCCCACCTCCTGCAGACCAGTGACCTGAGCTTGCATGGCCTCCTTGGTAGCATCACTCAGAGACCACTGCCTTTTGACCTGCTCTTTGTAGATCTGCTTTTGTCTGGCATCAGCCAGCTGCATATTGCCCAGTCTGGCCTCCTCTGCCTCCCCTATCTCCTCCAGGATGCGCTTTTGCTCCTCTGCATATTGGGCACGCTCCTCTGAGTCCATCTGCTGGATCTTGGCATAGGCATCAGATAGAGCCTTGATCCGGGTCTCGATCTTGGTGATGTCATCGGTGGGAGTGACGTCTGCCTGCAGCAGAGTCCTGACCTGCTCCATCTCCTTGGCTCGGTCCTCTGCCTCTTTTTTGGCTATCTGAGCACGCTTGGCATCAGCTGCAGCATCGATAGCCCCGAAGGCCTCCTGCAGACGCTCCCTATCCTTGATCTGCCTCTCTGCCTCAGCCTTTTGCATCTGGACTTGACGGTCCAGAGTCTCCCTGGCTGTGTGCTCCTCTGATGCCCAGATGGCCTCATCTGCCTGCCTCCGGAGCTGAGCCACGAGGTTGATCTCTGCCTGCTGCTGAGCCAGAGCTCGTGCTGCAGCAGCCTTGGCTGCAGCCTCCCTATCTCGTGCCTCCTGCTCAGCCTTGGCTTTGGCCTCCTTATCCTTGGCCTCCTGCTCTGCCTTGGCTTTAGCCTCTGCCTCTCTGGCCTTAACCTCTGCTCCCCTGATCTTGATTACATCCTGCAGGATGGCCTCTTGCTCAGGCTCCTGAGCCTGCAGGGTCTTGAGTCTCTCCTGCTCCAACTTGAGAGCCTGCTCTGCCTCATAGACTGCCTGCTGCTTGCCCCTCCACTCTTGACGTCTGCCAGCTATATTGGCCTCCAGCTCCTTGAGCTCCTGCTTGGCCAGCTGCAGTGCTGCCTCTTTTTGGTTGACGAGATCTTTTTGGGCATCAACCTGGGCCAAAAAGGCATCGACTGACTTGATGTCAGCATCCTGCCTCTGCTTGGCAGCACGTGCCTGCCTCACTGCAGCCAGTGTGGCCTGCTCCCCCATGGCTATATAGGCCTGAGCCAACGAGTCCACAGACTCTTTTTGGGCGTCGGTTGCGGGCTTGACCTCGGTCTTAAAGATATCTGAGAGGGTGCTAAAGATACCAATCACCGAGGTGACAGCCAGCCCCAGCACCCCCAACGGACCAGGGATGACTGAGATGATGCCCCCGATGTTTTTCATCCGATCAACTGTGGCTGCAGCTGAGTTGGTCAAGCCCTTAAACTTGTCCTGAGTGCCAGCCAGCTTAGGGGCGAACTTGTCAAAGGCTTGCCCAAGCTTGCCCATGACACCAGACATCCCTGCAGCCTCCTCGTTGGCCTCCTTGACTGCTTTGCCCGTCGTGCCAATGGCTGTGTTGATCTTCGTCACTTCGGAGGTGACATTACCTGCCCCATCGACACGAGCGATGATGTTGAGATTGGTCTTTGTTTTTTTGGCCATCAGTACCACCCCAGCTGCGATGGGTCACCGAGTGGACCCGGGTCAATCTTGCGCCCTGGTGAGACATCCCTGTGACCGACGATGTCCTGCAGAGGGATGGAGTACTTGCTCCGGAGGGCATCACAGAGGACTCTGCATGCCCAGAGCTGAGCCTCACTGATGGGCTCATACCACTTGCCATCACACTCTACTGCAGCCCCATGATGCTCCCCTCCATAGGAGTCATAGTACTTGCCATCCTTGAGGGTCAGAGGCCCCACGTTGTCATAGTCGATGCCAAGGCTGTAGTTGTTGCATGACGTCACATGCTTGCCACTGGAGAGGGTCCACTCACTCTTGCCCGCGTGCCATGCCACAAGGTCGGTGCTCACCAGCTGGTAGATCTCCCCGCCCCGAAGGATGACAAAGTGGGTGGAGCTCTTGTCATCAGTGTTGGCTGCCCACCGACGGATCCTGCTCAAATTACCTGACCCCTTGTAGGGGGCAGCAGTCCAGTGCAGCACAATCATCTGCTGAGCATATTTGCGCTTACTGGACTTGGTGCAGGGGATGATGTAGTCCTCATCCACCCACCATCCTCCACCATGATCATAGATGCTCTGCATCAGTCACCTCCTGGATGTGTCTACGGATTGTCTCTGGAGGTAGATCATACTCACGGATCTCAGCCATCCAGAGGTCACGACCTGATTGCTTAAGATCATCAGCTATCTCCAGCAGATCATGGATGACACCATCGATCCTTGTGCTCCAGCTGATAAACGCCACCTCACCTCCTCTGGCTTTGACTGGTATGGGGGAGTTTTCTCTGATTATAGCATTGAGTAGTTTGGCTTGAGATGCCAAAGCAGATGACAGTCTGCTCCATGGACGAAAATCCATCACTCTCCTCCCTGCCCCTTAAGGGCACGTACAAAAGCATCCTGAGCCTGCTGATCAACATCCTGCAGACTCGTCTGCTCCGGATTGCAGGCATGAGCCACACTGCCCTGGATGAGTGTGCTCAGCCAGTCCTGCAGAGCTGCATACAGTCTCTGCCTCTTCTCGTCCACCAGACCCCACCAAGGCCTCGGTGGGATGCCGACAAAGAGCTTGGCTTGGATAGCTGCCCTCTCTGACTGGAGCTCCCTTAAATCTCCCTGGATGGCCTCTATCGTCTCCTGCAGCTTATCCCACGTCTTATACTGCTTGATCGGGTCCAGACCTGCAGCCTGCTGCTCTTTGCGGATGAGACGAGCCTCCTTGCGGTTGATCTTGCTCTGCACACGGTCCAACCTCTTGCCTCGGGCCTTGTCTGGATTGACCCCGGAGTTGAGGATCCAGGGATAGTGGTCCCAGTTGCCTGATGGGTTGCATGAGATCCCGACTGCAGCCACAGCATCATTGCCTGACAGGTCAGCATACATGGCAGGCTGGATGCCCTCCAGCATCGCACCGGTGAGGATCAGGGTAGCCGGTGTGCCATCAGCTTTGGGGACAAAGGTGTTGCCATAGATGTCCTTGCCTGACCTGACCTGCTGCCTGACCCAGTCTATCATGTCATCCTCTGCCATGGTCTTGAGCCGCTTCGGAAACCTCACCTCAAAGGGTATGTCCTTGGCAGGTTTGTCATGCCCCTCGAGTTTTAGTTCAAACTGGAATTTATTTATGGGCATTGGCTTTAGCCTTTCTCCTGAGGTCCTCCACTCGCTGCCTCTCCTCCTGCTCAAGCCTCTCTATCATCTTGACCTCATCATCCATACAGATCAAGAGCTCCGGGTCTATCTCCGGATCTATCAACAGATTGAAGCGACGGAGAAAAGAGTAGGCCTTAAATACAGAGGAGATCCACTCCTGATGCTCCCTGATGAGAGCTACAGGGCAATGATCATACTCCCCAAGATGGGATGCTCTGCCATTGATGCAGATCTCAGCTGAGATCTTGCCATGATCTGCACCAGACTCGGGGGATGGAGTTGACTCACAGCAGCCACGCTGCTGCCAGAGGGAGGGATGCTTGAGGCAGTCAGAGCACTGCCAAGCTCCTGGCCCGCGCCTCAGTGCGTGCCAGATTGAGAGCTGGAGGGCTCTTTTTTTTTGACGTCACCACGGCTCAGGTCTGCGATCTGGGATGCCAAATCTGCCATCACAGACGAGGCTACCTCCTGAGGAGTCATCCGGTCCAGCAGGTCAGCCATCTCAGTCGGGGTCTTGGTCACACCATCGACACCGGTGATGCCCTGGGTGCAGACAGCAAAGTTGTAGAGGCTCAGGTAGGTCTGAGCCTCCTGCAGTAGATCCTGGTCCTCTTTGGACAGAGCCTCTACTGCCTGCTCCTGCCTCTCTGCCTCATCTTCAGATGAGTAGATAGAGGAGAAGAGGGTCAGAGCCCTCATCGGAGCCTTGCCTGTGATCCTCTGGACCTCCAGCTTGTGCCTGTAGCCAAGCGGCTGCAGTCTCCACTGAGTCTTGGGTTCCTCCGGGTCTGCAGGTGACTCATAGGTGATGCTGGTAGTGGCTCGGTCAAATCTCACTTACAGTCCTCCTCTGTGAGGTCGATGATTTTTTGAGCTGTGTCGTTGCTGATCCGATCAAATCGCTCACAGATCAGGTTGGCCATGGTCTTTTTGATGGGGCTTGCCCCATCCAGGTTGATCCCACACAGACGACCCAGCACCTGGACGTTGTCTTGTTGATCAATCCCACCGACCTTGACACCAAAAAATGATCCGATGACCACCAGCAGCAGCCACAGGATCTGCTTAAGTGTGGGCATCACCTTGTCCATCAGATCAACCCCAGAGAGATGATGGGGAGAGTTGAGCTGGACGGCTGACCAGCTGCCATCTCCACAGTGGTCTGGATAGCATCACCTGACAGGTCAGGCAGGATCACGTCACCATTGGTGACGTAGGCTGCAGGGATCACGATAGCTCCACCCCACGGACGAGGTGATGCTGATGCACTGAGATCACCTCCGAAGGGGATGGTGACAGCCAGGGAGCTACCAGACTGCCAAGCATCTGCCAGCATCTGACGGCTCTCTGCACTCGGGTGACCGATGGTCATCTGCAGGGTAGCCTCAAGTGCTGTGGCCTCCAGAGGAGCACGTCCTGCCCAGTACGATCCACATGCTGAGCCTGCTGTGGTCCAGTTGAGGTTGAGCGTCCAGCTGGCTACACAGGGAGCATAGTCCCAGTTAAACACATCGTTGGGGTCATGGATCAGCACGGGGGATCCCAGCGAGTGCAGCACCGGCCCATCCACCACAGTTGGCCATGCAGGAGTGACGATGTCACCCTCTGCCACATCCTCCACATAGGGCACATCGACTGTGGCAGAGCATCGGATGGCTCGTCCATCTCCATCAGCAGTGATGCTGAGAGCAGTCATGGCACAACCAAAGCAAAGCTGCTGCCACCCATCTCCGGTAATCCGGAGGGCTACTGTCCCCGACCCGATGCTGATGGGATCTCCTCCGGAGGCAGGCTGATCCCACTGAGCCAAGCGACTCGTGCCAGACGTGGCAGAGACACCGCGTCCAGTGTAGCTGGTGTCAAAACTCAGAGCTGGAGTGACACTGCCTGCAGCATCAGTCGTGATCCCGTAGGTGACCCTGCCATCAGGCAGGGTGTAAGCGTCAAAACGTCCTGCAGCCAGAGGGGCAGAGACCACAGCCTCACCCGAGTCGATGGATGCAGACGTGACAGTGGCTGCAGCATCAGTCAGCTTGAGCCGGCTGCTCAAGAGCCTTCGGATCCCAGACTTGGCAGTCAGGATGCCACCCCGGAGAAAAAAGTCGATGGTCATGGTGCCAGATCTGACTGGCAGTCCAGAGATAGGATCAACCAGAGCCTCACCAGGCACGTGGCCAAAGCCTCCGGAGCTTGTGTCCACAGTCAGGGTCTGGGTGTTCCCCACGGCTACAATTTGGCTGGCATCAGCCAGCTCCACAGACTCAAAGCTCAGCCCGGTGATGCTGGGCTCACCATTGGCACCTCGTGACATGTAGCTGGTCTCAGATGCGATCTCCAGCCGTCTAATAGCAGATGAGGGCATGTATCCTCCTCAATGTAGTGTGACCAAAAAGGGGATGCGTACCACATAGCACTGCACATTCCCCTGCTCATCAGGTATCTCTACAATATCAGCCCCACCATCACGAGGCCAGACACCATCAGCACCGCCCCATCTATCTGGACGAGCGATGACTGCAGACATGATGGCAGTGCAGTCATCCACCATCATCATGTCCCTGATATCATCAGCCAGCTCTGCCCTGTAGGACACAGCCACGGTCACAGCCGTCGTGATGTGGCATGGAGCATTGGCATCAGTCAGAGTTGGGAGGGAGGACACATAGACAACAAAGTCCCTCGTTGACCTGCAAAAGTCCTCCACCCACCCCTGAGCATCACTCTGCCCCAGGTTATATCTGGGGCAAGCAAAGGTCATATCGGGGTATACCGCTGGGGTCACACCCTCCACAGTGTCCTGGATGGCACGGATCACCGGCTCAATGCTCTGCCTCACCATGGCCACCTCGTGTGTCCCCACCTGCCAAAGAGCCTTGGCCCCTTGGGGAGAGCATACCTAAAGTCCTTGGACCGCTTACCTGTGATGTTGTCTGTGTCCCCGACATCAGGCCTGCCATCCTGGTTGATATCCACCCAGAGATGCCTCAGGGTATCTGATGCGCAATAGCGAGCATCAGACCAAAAGGCATCATGCAGCTCACGGTTGGTGACCTGATAAAACTTGGCACAAGCAAAGAGCCTGTGAGCATCGATGAGCTCCCTCGGTGCAGGGATGTCTGTCTCATCCAGACCATGCTCTGCCAGCTCTGTCCTGAGGTAGCGGACCAGATCATCAAGGCCTCCGGAGACAGCAGGCTCAAGGCCTGCATCAGACGAGGGCACCGATGGGCCACCACTGAGAGCAGCTCTCAGATCCTGGGCAGTGAGCCCAGTGTCAAAGATCTGCCTCACATATCGGAGCTTGTATACGAGCGTGGCATCAGGCTGTCCCACACGGGCCACCGGCTGATAGGTGACCCGCAGGAGACAGCCCCCGACTGGTGACTGCCTGACTGGTAGCGTGGCTGCATAGTAGCCCCAGACCAGCTGAGCCGTCCCCGTCGGGAGAGCATATGGGAGAGCCTCTGCCAGGTTGACTGTGGTGCCTTCGGTGGTCAGGTCATAGGACACGACCTGACAGGGCCACACGATGGAGTCAGACACCACCCAGGCTGTGCCTTGCCTGCCTGCCAGAGCTCTGGTAGGTGCAGACTGCAGAGACAGGGACCGACGCCCTGCACCCATCCCTGTGATGGAGATAGGTGCCTGACCATCAAAGGTCAGCTCCACAGACTGCTCACCAATCTGGAGCTCCCCTGTGGGTGCAGTCAAGGAGGGCTGGGTCAGTATCACCTCAAAGATGTTGACCTGACCAATGACCGCTTGGGTCTGTCCTGCACAAGTCACACACACACGAGAGCTCATCACATCACCTCACGGAGTCACGACACCAGTGATGGTAGCACCAAGCTGGCTGTAGGGCACCACCAGATCCTCGATCATACGGACGCGGGCAACATAGGTGTCATCGTGCTCACCATTGATCCGGGGCCCAATCACGTCAGCATAGAGATCCTGGGCTACCACGTTGACCAGAGCAGTCTTGCGGCTGCTGACACGCCCCGTGCTGCTGGCACGCATCTCACCATCAGCCAACTTGCCAATCCAGACAGTGCTGCCCCAGATGGCAGACGGGCTGGAGGTACCAGGCACGCGGCTGGTCTCAGCATGAGCAGTGCCAATGTAGACGTTGGCAAAGCCGAAGCGGCTCTTGATGATGTCAACCAGCTGCCCCTCGGTGAGGATAGCACGGTCAACATCCAGAGGCCTCGTGCCGTTAAATGCAACGTTGGCAACCAGGACGTTGGCAGCCTCAATGCCCAAGATCATGGTGTCAGCTACACCATACTTGTTGACCTCAGCACGCGCCGCCTGGATGTCAATCACAGGGTTGCTCCCTGCCTGATCCCATGCAGTAGCTGCTGCAGCAGTGTAGGCCCAGTTGGCAGTCGTGCCAAAGAGTGTGGCCCATGCCAGCTCACGATCGATGAGGACCTGCTCACGAGGGATCCGGAGGAGGTCATACATGGCATCGATGCCCCACTCCTCAATCTCTGCCATCGTCTCTACAGGGATCTTGTAGCTGGCAAAGTACTTTTTGCCATTGTACTGCAGCGGATCAAGCTCCTGCCCCTCAACAGGGATGGCTCGCTGGCCAAACGCCACAGTGGTGTCCTTGGCAGTGCCATAGCTACCCCACAGAGCACGGCGGGCAATCAGACCATGCAAAGCGCGCCCATCGATGCCCATCTCGTTTTGGTAGCCCCCATCGGGGAAAGCCACCGGAGCCAGGATCTTGCCAGCCAGATACTCACTGGGCTCGTTGCCCAGCTCAAGCATCAGTCCCTCAATAATCCGGTTATTGAGAGCCAGAGTCTCAAAAGACGGATAGAGTGCAGTCGGTGTAACAACGCCCATGGGTTAATCTCCTGCCACAGCGAGATAGACGGGGTTGATCTGGACCTCCACAAGCTCCCCCTCAGCTACAGCATGACCCTGTGGACGTGTCATGATGCCAAGCTGATAGGCAGAGGTCTCAGCAGTTGCGGGGTTGCGGGAGATCACGCATCCGGTGCTGTCACAACAAACAGCAGATGCAGCATCAGCAGCAATAGCCGCCCCCGCAAAAACAAAGGCAGACTCACCAGGTCCAGCGATGTCCACCAGGCCATTAGCATCGACATTGACTGCGATGCCCAGAGGCTCGGTGGTCTCGTCCTCACAGATCACGCAGGATCCCTCAGTGAGGCCATCAGCCACGACGTGACCGATGATGCTGTCACTGCCACTATAGGTACGCATCAGCCGACCCATTAGTTACCTCCTCTGAGAGCTGCCTTGTATGCAGCACGAAAAGTGAGCTTGGGGTCCTGGGCCATCGCTGCATGTGCAGCAGCCACCGGGTCCTGGGGCTGAGCCTTCGGCTCAGCCCCGGAGCTGACCCTGGACACGATGCTCATGGCTGCAGGCCGTCCGTAGCGCTTATCAAAAGCAGCACGGTCGGTGTCATAGACAATCTTGGCAATCGGTGCATCTGCAGGCAGGATCCTGCCCTCAGCTACCAGACGAGCCACGTGCTCATCACGCTGGGTCCGCTGGATGGTGCTCAGGGCACGGGCCATAGCTGCCATCTGCTTGTCAGCCGCCTTGCGGTCACACTTGGCTGCAGGCTCCTCTGCCATCTCCTCTTTGTCCTCTGCCTCATCTGCCTTGTCATCAGCCTCATCTCTCTTGAGATTGTCGATGATGGCAGTGAGCTCCTCAATACGACGCTCTGCATCAGCCAGCCGCGCCTCGTGCTCACGGACCGCATCCTCAAGCGTCTTTTCTTCCTGAGTCTCAACCTCAGGCAACTGATCAGGCTCCATATGGCCTCCTGTATCTGTGATGCGGTCGATGAGACCGCGTGCCAACGCCTCCGAAGGCGTCATCATCTTGCCCTCTCCCACACGTTGGGAGATGGCCACTAAGTCTGTCTCAGGCCAGCCACGACGGCTGGCAATGTGCCGCAGGAACCTCGCACACGAGGCATCAATGACCTCCTGCCATTGTCCATCAGCAGCATTTTTGCGCGGGCTCAGAGTGGCTACCACGTCCAGCTCTGACACCGGCTCCATCGCTCCTGGGAGCATCGTCCCCACCGACCCAATCATGGCAGACGGATCTGCCACGATCTCATCACAGCTGGATGCTATCCAGTAGGCTGCAGATGCAGCTGCACCGGTGACGTGTGCTGTGGTTTTGCCTCGGTGCTTGACGATGGTCTCACAGAGAACCTCAAGACCTGCAATGTCCCCACCTGGAGAGTCGATATCCAGAGTGAGCTCTGCCTCCGGAGGCTGAGCCTCCACCCATCGCTGGATCAGTGAGTAGGCACCCGAGGCCAGATCATCCAGTGGATCACGATGCAGGTACCCTCTGATGGCAAGCGTGCCAGGTTGCAGCTCTGTGGCTGCCTGAGCATAGGGCACGTCATTGGTCACGATCATGCTGGACTCCCTTCGGAGGGTCTGCCCCCCTGACTATCTCTGGGGGCAATGCTGATACCCTGCCCCTCAGCAGTCTCCAGTCTGTCTGTCCTGTCTGGAGTAGTCAGAGGATTGATACCAATCTCCCTCCTGATCCTCTGCTCCACATCGTCTGTAGGTGTGAGCAAGTTGGCTGTCACAAGCTGTGGCATGACACCGATGAGGTCGCGGAAGGCATCCACACTCACACCTTTATGCTTGAGCTGTGGCATCAGGTGACGAGGGATCTCCCCCTCACCAAATACTGTCTGCTGCAGCAGTCGGGTGATTGTCCCTGCACCTGGACGGTTGGGTCCATTCCACACAGCAGCGATGGCATCAAGGTAGTTGCCGATGCTTGCCTTGTATGCGTTCCATTGGATTTCGCCAACAGACCTGCTGCCCACCTCACCAAGACCCAACTCCATCCATGTGGTCAAAAATGCAGAGCTGATCTCCTGGTCACATGTCTGGATGGCACTGATCATCCTCTGCGGGTCAAACGTCCCACCATACAGGCTGAGGTTGATGCCTGCAGGAGTTTGCACAAAGCCAGACTCACCAGATATGTAGGCATCAGCCCACTTGCCCACGTTGTCAGCAAAGGTCTTGATCTCAGTGTCTGTGTAGAGGCTCCGGAGCAGATCCCTGTCAAACGTGATCTGAGGTGTGGGTATGGCCCACCGACGAGCACCTGCATCCAGACTGGAGATGAGGGAGTTTTTTAGAGTCCACCACTGATAGCAGGGGCGAAGGATCCCAACACCCAGAGTAGCATCACCGTGTGCCCTGTAGGAGTAGATCTGCAGCTTGGTGGAGGGCAGGGTGACCAGGCCAGCTCCGGAGTATGGATGCTGCTCCACTCCCACCAGCACACCAGTCGATGGATCCCTGATCTCTATCCCGATTGTCCGCTGATCTATATCCCCGAGTCCCCAGAGCCAGGGACGACCCTCCCCATCTGTGTACCAGAGCTCCTCTACCACGTACCTGCCATAGAGGGCGAAGTCCACAATCTTGGCCACCTCTGCCTCAAAGCTCCCCGATGCCAGATGACAGATGTGCCCATCCAACCCCAGTGCATCACGCACCAGGTCTGCAATCCTCTCTGCCTCGGGTGTGTCCTCAGCAGCCTCTATCGTCCAGGATGCAGATAGGATGGAGTGCCTCAGTGCAGAGGCATAGCCAGAGATCTTGGGGTCTGTGGACAGCATCGTCATAGCTGTCCTCATCCACTCCTCTGGAGTCCTCCATTGACCATCGATCCACCTGGCTCTGTCTGGGTACAGGTCAGGCTTGGCTACCCTGTCAGGAGCCACGATGACCGGAGCACGCTTGCGGGCAAAGAGTCGTTGGTACCACTTCATGTTGGTGATCTTATGACAAAATGTCACAGGTTGCCAAGTTCTTTGACATTTTGTCAAAGCATTGAGCAAAAAAAAGGCCCTGCACCATGCAGGGCCTCTACCCGAGCCACTCACCCCTTGAGATGAGCATGGCCCTTATCCCTCAATCAGCTGTCAGAGTCAAGATGGCAACAAAAAAATGGGTTGGCACTCGCAATACCAACCCATCCTGCTGCTCAGAGTTACCAGCAGAGAGCAGCTGCCTGCACTGTCAGCCCCCAGCAGGCATGGGGAGAAAGAGGCGTTATGCCCAACGCCATCTGCACCATACCTGCCACGTGCCATTAGGTCAATGGTACCATACAGGCACCTTGCGGGGCACAGCCCCTTTGTTGGATGCCCGGCTGGGCATCAGCCGCCCACCATACCTGATCCTCCCATCTGTGGGCAGGTTGGTCCGTCTCATCACAGCACCATTGCCAAGCCCCTCAACATCCGGTGACGTGACCCGAGCCGCCTGGTCTGCATAGGCTGCTCCGGTGATCTCCCTGCTCCAGATGCTGACCATCATGGCCATAGCATCGATCATGTCGTCATGCTCCCCCTGCGGGAACATGGCAGCCTCATCAATGAGCGGCTCTGCCATCGGTCCCTCAGGCAGGACGATGTGCCCCGACTCCACCAGTGGTGAGCAGATACTGATCCTGCTCTCCTTGGGTGCCCGGCTTGTCCACCTCCGGATCCCTCTCCCCGAAGGCTGCAGCGCTTTGGCCAGCATGTCAGCTACCGCATATCCCTCACCCCTCTCCTCCACTGCCACGAGCCTGCACTGAGGCCAGAGATCCAGGGCATGCAGCACCAACTCTATCTTGCGCCCAATATCCCAGTGACCAAACTCCAGGTGCATCAAGTAGGCCACTCCTCCCCGAGCCAATGCCCAGATCTGGATCACCGAGTTGTCAGCTCCCTGCCTCATGCTGCTGGCTGTGTCGATGCAGCACACCCACTGCACCACATCCTTCGGAGGCTCACTCCATCGCTGCCACCACGACCTCCGGAAGGTCTCCCCCACACCAAGTGCCATGGGTCGCTGCTGATACTGAGCTCTGTACCCCGACTCCCCCAGAGTCTTGCGCGCTACCCTGATCTCCTCCCTGGTGTACTTGGCAGGCCAGAGTAGCTGCCCCTCCTTGGTCCGTGGGTCTGTCCATCCCAAAGCCGTCGGACCACACACGTGCTTGGGGTCATACTGCATGGGGATCTCTATCAGTGCATCAGGCTCTATCAGCTCCCTCAGGTGACCGATCAAGTCATGAGGAGCCAACCTCTGCTGGATGACCACCAGAGCAGAGTCCAGCCGCTTCCGGCTGCTAAAAGCTGAGTCATACCAGAAGTTGATCATGGCCAGCTCCTCAGCAGAGATCCTCTGAGCATCATTGGGGTCATCGATGACCCGGGTGTCAAAATGGTCACCTGTGATGGCACTCCCCGTGCTGATCCCTCTGTAGACCCCGTTTTTGTTGTTGCGGACTGTGAGTATGTTTTTGGCTCTGAGCACCCCGGAAAACGGAGGATCAAAGCGTCTGTAGAGCCCACACTGGACGATGCCTCTCCTGTAGACAGCCTCCTTTTTGGCGTTGTCTAAGGCGTTAGTGGCAAAGACCCAGCGCCTCTCAGGATGCTGCAACCACTCCCATGTGGGCCACATCTGACCCACGAGTGTCGACTTGCATGCACCCGGAGGGACTGAGATCAGCACCGTGTGCAGCTCCCTCCGGGTCACTGCCTCCAGGTGCTCACAGATGCAGTCCAAGTGCCAGTTCCAAAGCATCTTGGTCCCAGGGTTGACCTGGGACCAGAAGAGTCTGGAGTAGTCAGCCAGACTCTCCCTGGCATACCTGACTGCCAGCTCCAGCACCTCGGGCCTGACATCAGTGTGAGAGCAGCCGCCCATCCTCATCCTCCTCCATCCCCGTCTCACTGAGTGGCATCACCTCGTCAGCTACCTCGGTTTCCTCCCCCACGCCAAGCTGCCTGCGGACCATGTCCTTGAGGGCATCGGTGTCCAGCCCCTCAACACTGCTGCTCTGCACCACCAACCCTGAGTCCTTGATGACAAAGACACTGGGGTTGATTGCCACCAGCTGTCTGGCTGCTCCCTGCCAGCCTGTCCCACCTGCCATCACCCGAAAGCAGAGGTTGCCCATGGCCCAAGCCTCTGCCATCTTGAGTGCTGCCCACCACTCCTCCCAATCCTTGCTCTCCTTGCCCTTACTCCTCCAGACCTCAGGCTCTCCTGCACCAAAGCCAGCACGCTGGGCAGCTACTGGCAGAGGGATGCCAGTAGCCACACACAGGAAGATCAGAGCACTCTGCTCTGCCAGCATCCCCTCCGGTGGATACCACATCCCCAGACGACGCCACCTCACTGCAGGGTCACCCTGACTGATCTCCAGCGCGTCCCTCATCGCTCCCTGCCCTCCAGGCTCCCACTCCGGATCACTCACCTGACCTGGGTCGGGGACTGGGTCAGGCTTGGGAGACCATGCTGGATTGCCAACCGACGTTGGCCATGTGCCATCCTTGACCCGAGGCACCGGAGCCTTCGGGGGAGGAGCCGGTGTTGGCTCGAGTGTGGGCTCTGGTGTTGACTCATCCAGTCCAGTCGGGATGAGGCTGGGGCCCTTGTCCAGCCTCAGCATCCTGGCCATCTTGAGTATGCCTGATGGGGTCAGAGCATCAGGCCCCTGGTCTGCCTTGCACCACTTGTTGATGGTGGACAGAGCTATGCCCATCTCCCTGCTGACCTGTCTCTGGCTGTCCCCTGC